TGTGTTAGCTGAAAGTGGAGCATACATACATGGTTTCACTGGCAGTGGTAACAAGTTGACTGTATTCTTGTCATGAATAGAAAGAGGGATAAACAACCTCCGAAAACTAAAAAGTATTTTCGCCCCACTAAAAGTGGGGCGGGAATGACTGCAAAGGGTGTTGCTAAATATCGTAGGGACAATCCCGGTAGTAAGTTAAAAACAGCTGTTACTGGTAAAGTAAAAAAAGGTAGCAAAGCTGCAAACAGACGCAAATCTTATTGTGCACGATCAGCAGGGCAAATGAAAAAATTTCCTAAAGCTGCAAAAGATCCTAACAGTCGTTTAAGACAAGCGAGGCGTAGATGGAAGTGCTAAAAATAAAACAATTAATAAATGGTGTTTCTGTAATTCTTGTTGCGGGTTCTATTGTTTGGATCGTTACAACTCTTATTGAAGTAGATAAGAGAACAGCGTTAACAGAAATGAAAGTTTCTGAAAACCACAAAATGATAAAGCCTTTGTGGGAAGATTTTATTAGGAGAAACACAAATGGTCATGTCGAGAGGCTCGATGAGCAAACAAATTTCAAAGTCCGTTTCAAGTGGAAATAGAAAAAGAAAAAAGAGAAAACGAAAAACAAAAAATATTCAAAGGAAGTCCTGTTAAGTATTGTTTAAAATGTGGACGAAAAAAATGGTCTTGTAGATGTTATAGGGTCAGTGGATTTGAGGAGCTAAGAAATGCCAAAAGACGCATGTTATCACAAAGTAAAAGCAAGGTTTAAAGTTTTTCCAAGTGCTTATGCTGGAGGTGCTATTGCAAAATGCCGTAAGGTAGGTGCAGCAAATTACGGAAACAAGTCAAAGAAAAAAGCAGAAGGTGGTGTAATTACTGCTAAACAAGGTAAAGCTTTTACAAAAAGAAAATCTAAAAAGAAAAATATAGCTAGAGGTTGTGGTCAAGTTTTAAATGAAAGACGTAAAGTCACAAAGTATAGATAATGGCAGTTAGAAAAACAAAAAAAGGTTTAGCCTTAAAGAGATGGTTTAAGGAGGATTGGAAAGATGTTAAAACAGGCAAAGCTTGTGGTCGTCAAAAAGGTGAAAAGAGGGGTACGCCTTATTGCCGTCCAACTAAAAGAGTGTCTAAGAAAACTCCGAAAACTGCTTCGGAGATGACTTCTACTGAAAAACGTAGTAGAATAAGACAGAAGAATAAATTAGGTCAACCAGCAGGTGCACCTAGAAGAGTAAAGTCGTTAAGAAGAAAGAAGAAGTAAATGGCAACTTCAAACTCAAGAGATTTCGACTTAGATGTCGGTGAAATAATAGAAGAGGCTTATGAGCGTTGTGGCTTAGAGATGCGTACTGGCTATGATGCAAAAACTGCTAGACGTTCTATGAACCTTATGTTTGCTGATTGGGCAAACAGAGGACTGAACATGTGGACAGTTACACAAGACACTAAATCTATTACTTCTGGTACGGCAACTTATTCTTTCGATGCTACTCATGTTGATCTCTTGGAAGTTGTTTTAAGAAATAGTAGTGGTACTGATTTTACCTTAACTCAAATGAGTCGAAGTGAGTATCTAACTATTCCAAACAAGACGACTACTGGTCAACCAAGTCAATATTTCTTTGATAGACAAGTTACTCCTACAATAACTTTGTGGGCAACACCAAATGCTACATATACTCTTGTTTATTATTATGTAAGACGTATTCAAGATGCAGATACTTTAATCAATACAACTGATGCTCCATTTAGGTTTTTACCATGTGCTGTCGCAGGTCTTGCTTATTATTTAGCGATGAAAAGAGCACCAGATAGAGTTCAATTATTAAAAGCCGTTTATGAAGAAGAGTTTCAACGAGCAGCCGCCGAGGATGCAAATAGCACTCCTTTAAAATTAACCCCTAGCATGACATACTATAGTTACTAACATGACGAACATTATTGAAACAAAATTTGGAACCTTAGTTAATACTAGCAAGATAGCTTCTGGTAGTGCTTCACCTATCAAAAAGTCTGGAGCTTTTTATAATTTTTCTATTCGTTTAAGTAATGACGATATTCGTGAGTATTCTTTCACAAATAGACATAGAGCAGAAAAGATGAGAAAAATTCTAATAAGCCACTTAGAAGAAAAAATAAAGATGGAATATAAGAAGCATGGCTAGGTTTGCAACAGGAAAAAAATCGTGGGGGTATTCAGATAGATCTGGTTTTCGTTATCGTTTGAGAGAAATGAAAACAGAATGGAATGGGTTGAAAGTAGGACCTGATGAATATGAAGCTAAACACCCACAGTTAGAACCTAATCATCCCGGCCCAGACCCGACAGCCTTGTATCAACCACGAGTTGATGGAAGGACAGAAGTAACCGTAGAGAATCTTCTTGGTTTGAATCCATTTACTAGTACAGCTAGTAGTGCCGTGATTACAGTGTTGGAACCCTCTCATGGTAGATCAACAAGTGATACTGTTAGATTTAGAAATGTATCTAGTTTTGATGGATTTACAAAAACTGTGCTTGAGAATGCTAGTGGCTATACTATAACTAAGGTTGATGATAACAGATATAGTTTTTCTGCTAGTAGTGGTACGGCAACAAGTGGAGTAAAAGGTGGTGGTGGTAGAATTACTGCTGGCCCAGTTACATTGGGGACATAAATGAGTTTTACATTAGCAACATTAAAGACAGCAATACAAGATTACGCAGATAATAGTGAAACATCTTTTGTCAATAACTTACCTAATTTTATTAAAGCTTCTGAAGAAAAAATTTTTAAAAGTATTGATTTAGATATTTTTAGAAAAAATGTAACAAGTGCGTTTACATCATCAGATGCTTTTTTAACAGTACCCGCTGATTACCTAGCTTCGTTTTCTTTGCAGATAACAACGTCTGGTTCTGAAGATTTTCTACTTCAGAAGGATGTAAACTTTATAAGAGAGTATGCACCTAGTTCTTCTACAACTGGAGTTCCAAAATATTATGCACGATTTGACGAAGATAATTTTATAGTAGCACCTACTCCAAACTCTAATTATACACTACAATTAAACTATTACTTTAGACCAGCTAGTTTGACCGCAGGTGCCGACAGTGGTACAACTTGGATTAGTACAAACGCACCATTTGCTTTGTTATATGGTTCTTTGGTAGAGGCTTCTATCTTTATGAAGAGTGAGCCAGATACTATACAAAGCTATAATGGATTGTACGGACAGTATTTAGAGAGACTAAAAGACTTAGGTGAAGCAAGAGAAAATACAGACGGATATAGATCTGGTCTACCATCAAGACCGAGAACATAGGAGACTTAAATGGCAACAGCAAATGCAGCAACCAATTATCTAGAGAGAAGATTATTACACTTTTTGTTTAAAAATAATTCTCTTAGTTTGTCCTCTCCTGGGGATAGTATTTATGTAGGACTTGCAACGGCAGTAAGTGCAGCTGAAACTGGATCAGTAACAGAAGCAAACTTTACAAACTATGCCAGACAACAAGTTACAGCAGCGAATTGGACAACGATAGGTGCAGATTCAACAGATACACAGACTGCAAAGAACGCAGCTAATATTGAGTTTCCAGCATCTGGTGGGACAAACAATACAATCACACATGTTATAATAGCAGACGCATCTAGTAGTGGTAACATATTGTTTGTAGGAGCTTTAGATGCAAGTAAGACAATACAGTCGGGTGATATATTTAGAATTAATGCAAATAACTTAACAATAGAATTGAAGTAATGGCACTTGTACTTAATGATAGAGTAAAAGAAACGACTACCACAACGGGCACTGGAGCTTTAACTCTAGGTGGTGCATTAACTGGTTTTGAAACTTTTGGTACTGGTATTGGTAATTCTAACACTACTTATTATGCAGTTACTCTTCCAGGATCATCAGAGTTTGAAGTTGGTTTGGGTACACTTAATGGTGATTCAACTACAATAACAAGAACAACAGTGATAAGCAGTTCTAACAGTGATAGTGCGGTAAACTTTAGTGCAGGTACAAAGACTATATTTTGTACTATGCCTGCTTCAAAAGCAGTGTTTCTAGATGCAAGTGGTAATGCAACATTAGGTGCCGATTTATCTGTAGGAGATGATCTTACAGTAAATGGTGGATTAATTGATCTTAGATCTAATAGTGGGTCAGCATCACAAATCAAATTTTATTGTGAAGTTAGTAATGCTCATGCACAAACACTAACTGCACAACCACACTCTGCTGCTGCGGTAAATACATTAAGACTTCCTGATAGTGGAGATAGTGGCACACAAGATTTGGTTGCTGTAGACACTACACAAACTTTAACAAACAAAAGTCTTACTGCACCAACAATAACTGGCACAGCAGTTATGGCAGATTTAGATATATCTGGAAGTGTAGACGTAGATGGAACATTAGAAGCTGATGCAATCACAGTAAATGGCACAGCACTAAACACAGTTATTGCAGGCGTAACAGTAACAAATGCAACTAATGCAGTAAATTCAACAAATTCATCTCATGTATTAGTCACAGATAATGAGAGCACTAACGAAGAAAATTTAATTGCTTTTGTAGAAGGTGCGACATCAACCACTGGTAATGTTGGTTTAGAGATGGATGGTACTTTAACTTACAATCCAAGCACTGGCACAGTTACATCTACAATATTCAAAGGCAATATAGATGCCGTAGATGGTGACTTTGATGGTACATTAGAAGCAGATGCTATTACCTTAAATGGCACGGCAGTAACTGCAACGGCAACTTTATCTACAGGTATATCAAACACAAATGTAGCACAGTTTGGATCAGGTGTAGCAGATAATGATTTTTTAAGAGTAGACGGCACAACCATAGAAGGCAGAAGTGCTAGTGAGGTATTGAGTGATATAGGTGCAACAACAGCAGCGTTAGCAGCAGACGAGGCTACAGCTTTAGCAATAGCGTTAGGATAATAATATGGCAAATACATTTAAAGTCGTTACTTTTGCAGCCGAGCCTGCTTCAAGCGGAACTCCATATGTAGTCTACACGGCAGCAAGTAGCACAACAACAATCGTTCTTGGATTGGT